CAGGACGACACCACGATCGCGATCTCGAAATCATTCAAGGCCGGCTTTAATACTGGGATCACTTTTGCGAAGGCAAACACGTCTTGCTTTCCATGTGTCCAGGAAATAAACAAAGCAGTCGAAGAAATGTATAAGCTCGTCCCAAAATTGCCCGACGACTGAAACAAATTTCTGTGACGCGCGAATCGAGGAAGTTGACGTCGCAGGACCGCGCGACCTCGAGGGCCAACGCACTCTAAGCTTAAGAGGTCGCGCGCGAAATCATCGCACCCGTGGAAATTGACCATGAGTGGAATGCTGGCCGGCCAGGTGTGGCGCTCGGCGCTCAGTCATCGACTGAAACCATTAACCGCGGCGCTCGCGGACCTGGCACGTGATGATGGCTCGGGGATCTTCGCGTCGGTGGCTTATCTGGCGTGGCTCGTCGGAATTAAAGAGCGCGCGGTCCAGTATCAACTCGCGCAGCTGCGTCGCTTGCAAATCATCGTGGCCGAAAGTGGCGCGCGCGGCGGCCGACTGAGCACGCGCTATCGAATGCTGAGCGGAAATTTACCGGCACGCGCGGCCTGGTCTGAAGCAATCGCCAGGGGTGCAACCAGTTGCACCCCTAACGATCGGAAATTGCACCCCAGGGGTGAAACCAGTTGCACCCCAGGGGTGCACGCAGTTGCACCCGATCCGTTAGTTGATCCGTTAGTTGATCCGTTAGATACGGCGCGCGCAAATTTATTAACGCGAAAACAAAATCGACGCGCACCTTGGCAGAATGTCGGCCGCAATCATTTCGCAAGATCCCCAGGGCCGAATCGACTGCAACGGGCGGTGGCCATGATTGACCAGGAAATCGACAGCAAACAAATTTCGTATGACCAGGCGCTCGCGGAGCTGCGCACGCGGCCTGAGTTTCAGGACCAACGACCCGGCGAGAACTTCGTCGGCTTGGTGGGCTTTTACTTAAAGCAAACGCGCGCGGTAAAACTAGCGTGATCGGACGCAGCTTAAAACGAATGCCGCCGGCGCCGCTCATGAGCGAGGATCAACTCGGCTGGTCAATTCGCGATGCGTGCGAGCTGCATGGCTGGCGGTTTTTATGGCTGCGCAAAACTTACAACTCGAGCGCCGGCATTCTCGATCTACTTTTGATCCCGTTGCGACCAGGACGGCGAGGTCGGACCGCACTCGATCCAATTATGGGCGAGCGGCATATTTTGCACCGCGAGCTAAAGGGTCACGACGCGCAAGGGCGCCTGGGCACTGTGACCGACGAACAAGAGATCACGATCGAAGCAATTAACCAGGCCGGCGGTGACGCCGCGGTGTGGATCCCCGCTGACTGGCCTGACAAAATCCTGGCAGAGTTAGAATAGGAAAAAGCCCCGTGGTAAAAGCTGAGAAGGAGAAACGACAACATGCAAACCGAAACCGAACTCGTCAAAACTTATCGCCCCGAGTTGCCACTATTGCCCCGCCGAATGCGTCGCTTGCCAGTCGAGCGCGGTTATCCCGTGCCGTGGTTTGTGGCCTTCGTCGATGGTCATTTCGATTTTCGTGTTCAGGACCAAGAAAAGCGTTGGCGTGCGCTGCGTGAAAAGCGTTGCTGGTTATGCGGCGATTTCCTGGGCGCTTATCTGGCGTTTGTGATCGGACCGATGTGCGCGATCAATCGCACCTCGAGCGAGCCACCTTCACACCGCGAGTGCGCTGAGTTCGCGGTCCTCGCTTGTCCGTTTCTCAATCTCCAGGAAGCCGAGCGGCGTATCTCTCGAATTCCTGGCGCCGCGCAGTTGCCTCCCGGCGTGATGATCGAGCGCAATCCTGGTGTCGTGCTGATCTGGATCACAAAAACGATGCGACCCTTTCGGGTCGAGCCCGACTATCTAATCACGATCGGCGATCCTGACTCGCTTTCATTCTGGCGCGAGGGCCGACCGGCCACGCGTGACGAAATCATGGAGTCAATCGAGAGTGGTTATCCGCTACTCTGGCAAGCGGCCGAAAAGGGTGGGCCGCGCGTGATCGCTGACCTGGAAAGACGCAAAGCCGCGGCCTTGGGATTATTGCCGGCGGCCTGAAACACTTTCACCCTCGAAACGGCTGGACCCCTGGGATGGTCTTTTCGGCGGTACGCCCGATCTCTAAAAAGACTCGCCGGCGCGAATTATCTCGCCGGGCGCCCGACATTGAGATCCTGCAGCTGGCGCGCGAGCTCGACATGCTGGCCGAGCGCTTTCCGCGATTCTCACCACGCATAAACCGCTTGACCTACTTGGTTCGTTTTCAGCTGCGACCGCAACGCATCAAGCAGAAACTTATCAGGACCGCGCTACACAAGTTTGATTGTTTGGCCTTGGACGAAATTGTCGACGAAACCGATCTCGACCTCAGCGCGGTGGTCGAATCGCTGGCCCCTATGATTCGCCGAAAACAAGTCGAGCTTTGCTTGCGCAATGGCGCGCGCTATCAGGCGCCCGCCGGCGCGCACACTGACAGCCTCGGGCGCCAACTTAATTCACTGAATCGGGTCGCCCCGATTGCGATCTTTTTTCGCTTGTCGAAACGCGGTGACTGACTCACTGACAATCTTAGAAGGCGACGCATTGTCGCAGCTGCGCGAGCTTGAGGCCGAGAGCGTGCAAGCGTGCGTCACGTCGCCGCCTTACTGGGGTCTGCGTGATTATGGTCATGTGCGACAAATAGGACTCGAGGCCACACCCGATCTTTATGTCGCGCACCTAGTCGAAGTCTTTGCCGAGGTCAAGCGAGTCCTGCGCAGTGATGCGACCCTCTGGCTTAACCTCGGCGATACGTTTTTCGGTGACGCACCCACGCGCACTGACTCGAGTCGTAATGGTGGCAAGCGTCGAAGCAAGGCACGCATTCAGGACCTTAAACCTAAAGACCTAGTGGGCATTCCGTGGCTAGTCGCTTTCGCGTTGCGTGCCAATGGTTGGTGGCTGCGGTCCGATATTGTTTGGGCCAAGCCGAATGTCATGCCTGAGTCAGTTAAGGATCGACCAACGCGCGCGCATGAATTCGTGTTCCTCTTAACCAAGTCACCGCGCTACTACTACAACGCCGAGGCCATTGTCGAACGGGCTAACTATGATGGTCGCACTAAGACTATGTTTGAAGGTGGCGTTAAGTACCAGGACGATGCTCAATACATGCCCCACGAAAAAGCCAACACTTCGAGCTTCACTGGTCATGAGCGTTGGCGATGTGATGGCAATGGTCAGCACATTCGCAACGCGCGATCGGTGTGGCATATAGCCAACGAAGGCTTTGAGGGCGCGCACTTCGCCACCTTTCCGACCAGGTTGCCGCGGCGGTGCATCCTGGCTGGCAGTAAGCCCGGCGATGTGATCCTGGACCCGTTCGCTGGCTCAGGCACGACCGGCAAGGTGGCCCTCGAGCTCGGACGCAAAGCGATCTTGATTGAAGCAAAGCGCGAATACATTGCGATGATCGAAGAGCGATGCCGTCACACGACGGTCGGCCTCCCGTTCGGGTGAGCAACTGCGAGGCGCGCGCTATAACTTTGGGTCCTTCCTGGAATCGTGCGCGCGGAACGGGTAACGCGCGACCGTGAGGCCGCTCTAGCGCCAGGAAAAAAGTTGACTTTCAACAACAAGCGCAAAGGAGAAATCAAAATCATGGCGAAAATAGGATTCTTGATCGCGGCGGCGGTCATTTTTTCCGTCGATGCGGTGCGCTCGAAATCCCTGGTCTCCGCTGGGCTGGCGGTTTTGTCGATCGGCCTCGTGGTCTAAGCGATGATCAATTCACGAATCACAGTTTCGCTCACGGGCTCGACTCAATTCGACAAGCAAGCGAATTTTGCGCTCGCCTCGTCGCTCACGCTGGTCGCCAAAGAAATTCAGCTCGGCGTGATCAAACAAATCGAGTCATCGTTCGCGGTGCGCTCGGGCTGGGACAAGCCCTCGAATATTTTTGGCGTGCGAGTTAAGCCGGCAACTAAGCAGGACCTGAGCGCCTGGATCGGGACCGCGGCCGACTGGCTCGAAAAGTTTATCCAGCAACCCGCCGGCGCGATCGTGGTTAAGTTGCCGCAAGGTGAATTCCTGGCGATCCCGACTAAGAATGTGCGCCGCACAAAGCGCGACATTATTTCGCGCGCGCAGCGACCTCGAGCGCTCATGGGCAAGCGCGACTTTATCCTGGTCACGCGTCGAGGCCTGCACATTCTCATGCAACGCCGCGGCCGCGGTCAGGCGAGTTACCTGGTCCCGCTTTATTTCCTGGTCAAGCGCGCGCGCATTCGTGAGAAAGATTTCCTGGCCGGTCCGAGCGAGCAAATTTTCGGCAAGCGATTCTTGGACATATTCACCGACCAACTGCAGAAGGCTTACCGGACCGCGAAATGAAAAACGCCAAAACGAAAACTCGAGCGAAACGATTGCGCACGATCCGCGATCTGGTATTCGACGACAAGAATGCGAACCGCGGCACTGACCGGGGCCGCCAGCTGGTCGGGCATTCACTCGAGCGCTACGGCGCCGGACGCTCAGTCCTGGCCGACAAACACGGCAAGCTAATCGCCGGAAACAAAACGGTCGAGAAGGCCCTCGCACTCAACAAAAAAATCCTGGTCGTGCCGACTAAAGGCGACGAGCTGGTGGTCGTGCAGCGCACCGATCTCGACATGGACCAGGATCACGCCGCGCGCGAGCTGGCCATCGCCGACAATCGCGCCGGCGAGCTGGGGCTCGAGTGGGACCCTGAAATGCTGCAGCTACTCCAGGACCAAGGCGCGAACCTCGAGGGCATGTTTAGTGACGCCGAACTCGAGGCGATTCTCACGCCGATCGACGCCAACGGCGGCCCCGAAGAGAACATCGAATTCGACCGCGCGGCCGAATTCCAAAAAAAGTGGAAGGTTAAGCCCGGGGACTTATGGACCATCGGACCGCATCGCTTGCTTTGTGGTGACTGCCGCGACGCCGGCCAGGTCAGGAAAGCGATCGGCAAGGCAAAAATCAACGTCGCAATCACGAGTCCACCTTATGCGGAGCAACGCGCCTATGATGCGGCGAGCGGCTTCGCGCCCGTGCCACCAAAAAAATATGTCGAGTGGTTTAAGCCGGTCAGCGAGAACGTCGCGACGCACCTGGCAAGCGATGGCAGTTGGTTCGTGAATATCAAGCCGGCAGGACACGAGCTCGACACGGATCTCTATGTTTTCGATTTAGTGATCACGCACGCGCGCGACTGGGGCTGGCACTTCGCCACCGAGTTTTGTTGGGAGCGCGTCGGCGTGCCGAAACATGTGGCTCTGCGTTTTAAGAATCAGTTCGAGCCCGTCTATCAGTTCACTCGAGGTCGCTGGAAAATTCGCGCCGAGCATGTTCGCCACGCCAGTGATGCAATGGTCATCCCGTTTGGCAAGGGCGCCGGTAACACGGGCTGGGATCGCTGGCAAGGGACCGGGCGCCCGTTTATCAACAAAAATCAGATTCGCCGATCGCGCAACTCAAAGCGCGGCGATTCTATGTCGAAGCTGCAAGGCCTGCGCTCGCTCGAGCCCGGGGCCTTTATCGCTCAAGGCTGGGCTTATCCTGGAAACCGCTTGCCCACCTTTGTCGCGAGTCACGACCTGACCGGGCACAGTGCCGCTTTCCCGGTCGGCTTGCCGGCGTTTTTTATCAAAGCCTTTTCGGACCCTGGCGATCTGGTTTACGAACCCTTCGCCGGTTCGGGATCGACACTGGTCGCGGCGCAACAAAATGAGCGGCGCGCATTCGGGATCGAAATCAGTCCGAAATATTGCGCGCTGACCCTTGAGCGCATGACCCGCGCCTTTCCCGATCTCAAGCTCAAACGATGACCACCCGAACAAAAAAACTGCGCAGCATTCGCGACCTGGTACTCGACGACCAGAATGCGAACCGCGGCACTGACCGGGGCCGCCAGCTGGTCGGGCATTCACTCGAGCGCTACGGCGCCGGGCGCTCAGTCCTGGCCGACAAACACGGCAAGCTAATCGCCGGCAACAAAACGGTCGAGAAGGCCCTCGAGCTCAACAAAAAAATCCTGGTCGTGCCGACTAAAGGCGACGAGCTGGTGGTCGTGCAGCGCACCGATCTCGACATGGACCAGGATCACGCCGCGCGTGAGCTGGCCATCGCCGACAATCGCGCCGGCGAGCTCGGCCTCGAGTGGGACCCTGAAATGCTGCAGCTACTCCAGGACCAGGGCGTCGCCCTTGATGCGATGTTCGACCCGCGCGAGCTTGAGGAAATCATCGCGCGCGGTCCTGGCGACGACGACCAGGACGAAGAAGATCTCGAAATCGAAATCGACCAGGGCGGCGAGCTGCAAAAAAAATGGAAAGTTAAGCGCGGCGAGCTTTGGCAAATAGGACCGCACCGACTGATGTGCGGCGACGCCACCAAACCTGAGGACCTGGCGCAACTCATGGGCGACGACCAGGCCACGCTTTTGATCACCGATCCCCCGTATAACGTCGCGAAGCGTTATAGCGACAAAGTGAATGACGAAAAATCGCGCGCCGACTATCAAAATTTTTTGCGCACCTGGTTCTCGCTTTGGCAAGCGGTCAGCGAACGCCAGATCGTGACCATCGGGCGCCGGCGATTCGAGGAGGGCTTCTGGCTCGGACTGGCACTAAAGGCGACGGGCTGCTGGATTAAAACGAATGCGGTTTCGCGTGGGCGGGTGACGCAATCGTCCTGCTGGGAACCGCTCATCTTTGCCGGCGAGCGTTGGGACCGCACGCGCCCGAACGATGTTTTTGATTTCCCGATCGGCGCGCAAAGTGAATCGCAAGTCGCGAATCATCCTTGCCCGAAGCCGCTCAAGTTTTGGTTGCACCTGATCGATCAATATTCCAGCAAAGGCGAGCTCGTCGCCGATGCGTTTGGCGGGACTGGCACGACGATCGCGGCCTGCGCTGCACTTGAGCGCGTTGCGCGCGTCATGGAAATCGAGCCCAAGTGGTGCGCCGTTACGCTCGAGCGCATGACTAAGGCTTTTCCTGGTCTCGAAATAGGGCTCAAAACGCCTACTTTGCGCAAAATTGACCGTCAGCGAGTTCGACCCCCGAAAGGCGGCAATGGTATTCGCAAGGCCCGGAAAACGCCCCGGGCGATACCCCCTGGCGACGTTTTGCAGCTAAAACGGAATGGCAGCGAAAAGAAGTCGAGCCGGCGCTAAAACTGCGTCGATCTCCGCGCTGCATCGCAAGACTGGATTGTCGCGCGCGACCATTGCCGAACGTCTCCAGGCCGCCAAGGTCAAACCGAAAAGCACGAAGCCGACCGAGAAGCTTTACGACCTCGAGGCGGCCACGATCGCGCTGGGCGGCAACGGTCGCGAACCTTCAGGACTTACCGAAGCGCGACGAAAGAAAACGATCGCCGAAGCTGCGCGCATCACGCTGAAGCTGCAAAAGGAGCGCGGCGATCTGGTCGCCCTTTCCGATGTGCGCCAACACGCGTTCGAGTTAATCAAGGCGATGTATACCAGGATCGCGCGCCGCTACCCCCGCGAGAATGCCCGGCGCCTGCGCAAGTGTCGCAGCGAAGCCGATCTTGCGCACACGATGGAAGTGGATCTTGCTTTAATTTTCGACGAGCTCAAGCGGGACTATCCGCAAATTTTTTGACGAGGTGAAACGATGACCCAAAACGACGACGAAAAATTGATTCAGAACGCGGCGGCCGAAATGAAAGATCGCGCCGACGATCCCGTGCTGATCGAAACTACTCTTAAGAATCTGATCCCAGTGATCTCAATTCTGCAACTCGGCTTGCGGCATCCTGCAACGGCCACCATGCCCACCGCGAAGATGGCGCGTGAATTTTGCGAAGGCTTGATCGAAGTCATCGCACCTAAAATCTCGAGCGACTTACACCACCTGTTAATGCTGGGCTTTGATCCAGCTCACGATCAATGACGCCGGCGGCATCGCTTTCGATTGAAAACTTATGGCGCGACGCAATTGTCGCGGCCATCCCCGATGCGCGCTTGACGATCCCCGAATGGGCCGACACTTATCGGGTCGTTTCGCAAGGTCCGGAAATCGGCACGAAGTGGAAAACGACTCGCGTGCCTTTCCTGCGCGAGATCCTGGACTGCGCCACCGATCGGCGCGTGCATGAAATCGTTTTGTGGTCGAGTTCGCGCGTCGGCAAAACCGAAGGCGTGCTCAATAACATCGTCGGCTTTTTCATGCACATTGATCCTTGCCCGATAATGATGGTCCAACCGACGCTCGACATGGCCGAAAAATATTCACGCGATCGGCTAACCTCACTGATTCGCGAAACGCCGGTCCTGCGTGATCTGGTCGAAGATCCGCGGACGCGTGACTCAGGAAATACGCTACTCCACAAAACCTTTCGCGGCGGTCACATTTCGATCGTGGGCGCCAACTCACCCGTAGGCCTCGCCTCCGAAGATATCCGCGTTTTGCTACTCGACGAGGTGGATCGTTTCCCGGTCACTGCCGGCGCCGAAGGCGATCCCGTGGCCCTGGCGCGCGTGCGCACCCGCAATTATGCCGCGACCCTTGACGCGCTGGTCGTGATGACGAGCTCGCCCACGATCGAAGGTCAGTCGCGCATCGCGCGCGCTTATCAGGCCAGCGATCGGCGCAAGCTCTTTGTACAGTGTCCTGGCTGCGATGCGTGGCAAGAGCCCTTATGGGCGAATATCAAATGGTCCGATATCGGCCTCGAGCCCAGCGAGGCGGTCTATGTTTGCCCCGAGTGCGGCGTGATGATCGCCGACGACGAAAAAGAGGATCTGATTTCGCGCTACTCGTGGCACGCCGGCGCCGAATTCAACGGGATCGCCGGATTCAAATTACCGGGCACGGTTTCACCCTGGATCACTTGGGGCGAGATGGCCCTCGAGGTGACCCGCGCGGCGCATGAACACTCACTCGAGCAAAAGCAAGTTTTCGTCAATACGACTTTGGGCGAGCTCTGGCAACCCTGGGAAGAAATCGACAAAGAAGATCTCGAGTTTCGCAAAGAGGAATATCGCGCCGAAGTTCCCGCCGATGTGGTCCTGCTTACCTTCGCGGTCGACGTTCAGATTGATCGCATCGAAGTTGAGGTCGCCGGCTGGGGCATCGGCGACGAACGCTGGTCGATTGACTATCAGATTTTTCGCGGCGACCCCGCGCGCCTCGAGGTCGAAGGCGAGGTCACGGTCTGGGACGAGCTCGAGCGCTATCTCGAGCGCGACTGGCGCCACGAGCTCGGGGTCACGATGCGCGTGCGCTGTGGCTGCATTGACAGCGGCGGCGCCTGCACCGATGCGGTTTACAAATTCGCCAAACGCGCCGCGCGCCGGCGCAAGCAATACTGGGCGGTAAAAGGTTCGTCTGTTCCTGGCCGCCCGATTGCGCCCAGGAAACCAACACGCGTCGGCCGCGAGAATATTCCCCTCCGCACGATCGGTACTGAAGTCGCCAAGGATAGGATTGCCGCCTCGCTCAAATCGGGATGGTCGGAAGATGGCCGCGAATGGATCGGCGGTCCTGGTTCGTATCACTTTCCCAGTCACTACACCGAGGACTATTTCGATCAACTGACGAGCGAGCGCGCGGTCGCGACTTATCATCGTGGTTACCCGGTCAAGCGTTGGGAATTGAAACCAGGGGCGCGCAACGAGGCGTGGGACGATCTGGTTTACAACCTGGCCGCCAAAGAAATTCTCAAACCGAATCTTAAAAATTATCGTGAGCTGCTACTCGAGCGAGTGGAGCAACGGTCAGGGCCGCCGGCAACTGCTGGCGGAGACGACGGCCAGGACCAAGACGACGCCGATCGGTCGGGGACGCGGCGCCGTGAGGCCTTCAGATTACCACGACGACGGACCGGCTTCGTGCGGAACTGGTAACGAGACCACGACGAAACACGCGTTTGAGAAGCACTGCGAAGCTTTGGTAAAATCCCTGAAATGAAAACACAAATCGTATTTCTGGCGATCCTAATTTTGATCGGCTGCAGTCCAGTTTTGGCGCAGCAGTCCGACACCGATTGTGATGTGAAAAAAATTTCAATCACGGAAATAGCCCGATCTGAATTTCCCTCAAGCAGTGCGAGCTTGGTGGTCCCGCCACTGGCGCGTGAATGTCTAATCAAGCTTGCGAAAACGATCCATAAAAACGATCCCGATCGTGAGTTTGAATTTTTCGAGGCGACGAGTGCCGAGTTAATCGAATTCCGTGAATGCGCCGCTCACGAAGTTGCGGCGGGTTGGTACATCTGCAGATATCGCGGAAGTTGGAAAGGTAAAGATCCGACGCTTTTTGTTTGGCGTTGGGATCTGGCCCACGCAATGCACGGTGGCAACGATCCGTGGTCTTTAGTTGATGGCAAGTGGAATTTAATCGAACGAGTAGAAAAATAAAATTATGCCTATACGCATTATGATCGATCTCGAGCAATTCCGGCGGCTCGTGGCTGGAAAGTCGATCGTGTTGCAGGTGCGCAGTCCCGAGATCAACGCCACCCAGCTGCAGGAAGTTGAGATCGCGCTCAGCGATATCGGTTGGGTCCCGATGTTAAAGGCGATCCACGACATGCTTGTTGATTCGCGCTTAGATCAAAAAAAATGACTATCTAAACGGTTGGCGGGACACCCTCCGAGACAGACGAGTCGCGTTTTCGTTTATGATGCGCGACCGATGGCGGCCTTTAACAAATTTTATTCTTTCGTCGAAGCAATCGCCGAAAAGGTTCACAACCTCCAGGCCGATGCGCTGACCGTTTTCTTAACCACGAACGCCTCGGCACCCGTCGCCACCAACACGCAGCTTTCAAACATTACCGAAATCGCGTACACGAATCTCTCGAGCCGCACTATTTCGATGAGCTCGTCGGCGCAAACGACCGGGCTTTACAAGTTGATCCTGACCGACTTAGTGCTCACCGCTTCGGGCGCCGTGGCGACTTTCCGCATGGTCGGAATTTATAATTTCACCGCGACCAACAAAGAGCTGGTCTGTTGGTTCGATTACGGCTCGGACGTGACCCTGGCGAACGGCGAAACTTTTACGCTCGACTTTGACGGCACGAACGGACTTTTGCAGATTCAATAAATGAGTGAACGCACTGAAAAAGAAATCCTGACTGAGCTCAGCGCGGCGAAAGAAAAATTCGCCGAGCTAGCGGCGAACCCAGAATCGACCACGCTCGCGGCGCAACAAGCAGCCGTCCAGGAAATCACCAAACTCGGCCAGGAGCTGGACCAGTTTATTTCGCAAGGTGCGGAGCCGTGCGCGAATCCGCGCGCGCAAGTCAATGCCGCTGGCGAAATGGAAACGAAGTCTTGTGGCGAGCGACCGATGGGAATGCTCAAGACCCCGGCTTACGAACGCGACGGGATCGAGGTCCCGGCAGTCTGGGAAGTTGGTTGCATTCACTGCGCGCCTTATCTGGTCGAGCATGAGAACGGCACTGCGGTCCTGCTCGAGGGCGAAGTTAAGAAAGTGAAACGCCGCTCGTTTTCGGCGCGCGCGAATTCGCCAGCTGAAGCGGTCAAGAAATGGAATGCCGGCGAGCTGGTCGAAGATTTCTATCTCGACCGCATTCCTGGTTACACGCCAGAGTACGCGCCGGCAGAGTCGTCAAGCGAAGCGAAGCCGAGTTAAAATTGAGGTTGTCGTTTCTCTGAAAATGCACGGGGGCTAATTCAGGGAAATAAAGGGAAGCCGAGTCGGGCGGGGGCGCTCGGCTCGGTTTTTTTTTCAATTTGCTGCGCACCGAAACTTTATTTCGCTGGTTCGTGATTTTGATTTTGATCGGCTTGATCGTCGCGTCGATTTACGCTTTCAAATCATGGCTATTGTAGTCACACACATTGGCGATCGTGCCGATAAGACAGCGGCTACGGCCTGGGCAGTGACGCTCACAGCTGGCGCCGCGATCGGAAATAAAATTGTTGTCAGTATCTCCGCGGACAATGCGGCGGCGAGCGGTCTTTCCTCGATCTCAAGTGTTACTGATTCGCAAGGGAATACTTACAATCAAGTCTGGCTGAATAATCGAACCGCGGCCGGAGGTGCTAGCGATGGGATCACGGCGGCGCAATTCGAGTCGACCTTAACAATCGCTCTTACCACTTCGGACACGATAACGATCAACTTTTCGGTTTCAACCACGGCAAAGTGTGCGTCAATCGAAAAAGTCACCGGCAATAACAACACTCGAACCGATACGAATAACGCGAACGGTCAAGGGTCAACTTACGCCAGCCCCGCATCGGCAAGCATGGCCTCCGGTGACGTGATTATCGCGATGAGCTGTACCGAAACAGCGACGAATCAAGGCACCGACAGTGATACGACAAACGGTTCGTGGGTGGTCGCGCTGAATACGAATTCCGGTGGCAGTGGCGCCGATAATACGAAACTCAATCTGCTGGTCGAATATAAGATCGTCACCGCGGCCGGCACGCAAACTTTCAACGGTAATAATGGAGTCGCGCAGGACTGGGGCAGCGGTTTTATCTGCTACACACCTGGCGCGGCTGCTTATACTTTGACCTGCGCGCAAGGATCGTTTTCCGAATCGGGTCAAACTACAAATCTGATCCGCACACGCATCATGCCGGCGGCGCAAGCTTCGTTTGCGTTGACTGGTCAGGCGACGGGACTTACTAAAGGTCGCATCATGGCTGCGGCGCAAGGGTCCTATGCACTGACCGGACAAGTAACAAATTTCAAGTTCAATCACATGCTGGCGGCCTTCGCTTCGTTTGCCTTAAACGGTCAAGCGGTCAACTTGCTTACTGGTCATCGACTAATCGCGAACTTTGGTTCGTTCCCGTTAACTGGTCAATCCACGATCCTGGCGAAAGGGCGACTGATGGCCCTAGCGCAAGGATCGTTTTCGTTGGCCGGCCAGGTCCTGATTCTACGTCGCACGCGCGTTATGCCGGCGAGCTTCGCCTCGTTCACGCTTTCAGGACCAACGACAAACTTACTACTCGGCCGACGCCTGGTCGCGGCGCCAGGATCGTTTTCGCTGACCGGGCAAACGATCAACTTGTCGAAAGGTCGCTTTATCAGTCTGGTCGCCGGGAGCTTTACGTTCAGCGGTCAAGCGGTCAACTTGCTGCGAGGTCGCCGACTAATCGCGCCCCAAGGGTCCTATTCACTAAGCGGCCAAGTGCAAAATTTATTGTTCGGCCGACGCCTGGTCGCGCCGGCGGGATCTTTTACTTTGACCGGGCAGCTGACGAACTTGCTGCGAGGTTTGCGACTAATCACGACGGTCGCCTCGTTTTCGTTCACTGGTCAGGCGGTGAATTTAGTCGGCAGCACGAAGCGACTCGCCGCGGCGTTTGGATCGTTTTCACTGACCGGGCAAAGCGTGAATTTATTCGCCGCGGCGAAGCGACTCACGGCGGCCTTTGGGTCATTCGTATTTTCAGGACAAGCGGCGAATCTTTTGCGCGCGCGCTTATTGCCGGCGAACTTTGGATCGTTGGCGCTCACCGGTCAGGACCTCGCCTTGCGGCGTACGCGCATCATGCCGGCGAGCTTTGCCTCGTTCACCTTTGCCGGCCAGAGCACGATCCTGGCGAAGGGTCGCACGATGGCCGCGGTCCTGGGCTCGTTCGTGGTGACCGGGCAAAGCGTGAATCTAAAACGCGCGCGGTTAATGCCGGCGAGCTTCGCTTCGTTCACTTTTACCGGCGAGCCGACAAACCTATTGCGCGCGCGCCGACTCCCAACGGTTGCGGCCTCGTTTACTTTCAGCGGTCAAGCGGCTAATTTGCTGCGAGGCCGACAGCTGGCCGCGATTGCCGGGGCATTCAGTCTCAGCGGAGTGGCGACACCGCTTCGACAAGCCCGACGATTGCCGGTCGGCGTTGGCCTTTTCACTTTGACCGGCGAAGCCGTGGCGATCGGTCCTGGTCAACATCTCACGATCTCGCCGGTGCGTGGCTCGTTTGTTCTGGCCGGCCAGGTCCTGACCATCCGGCGCACGCGGATTATGGCCGCCCCGCTGGGGTCCTATTCTTTAACCTTTAGCTCAATCAAGTCGATGGACCTAATCGCGGTCGAAGGCGCCACGCTGATCGTTGGTGAGACACCCGTCAACACAGTGTTTGGGGCCGATATGGTAAGTTTGCGAGTGCGATGAGCGATTCAATGACGGTCGATCCCGTCGACCCAGGCGACAAGAAATCTTTTAAGCTCGACTATTCCGTTTTGTTAGCGCAGCTCGGACCATCGGCGAAGATTGTCACCTCGAGCTGGGAACTACACCCCGATCTCCAGCAGCTCGCGGTCGGCTTCGACAATACTACGACCGCGATCAAGATCGACTTCGCCAACGCGAGCATCGGCTCGAATTACACTTGTTACAACCACATTGAAACGGACGGCGGCGACGCCCGCCGGCGCGCGATGATCGTGCCCGTGCGCGACTCGGCGACCTTCTCGCAAGCCTCGAACCTAAAAGAAACACTCGAGGCGATTCGCGCGGCGATTGCCAAAAACGCCACACGCGCGCAGCTGCGCCGGACCATCGGCGACAAAGCTATCGAGTGGATGTCGATTGATGAATTGCTCAAAGCCGAAACCAGATATCAGCAACTCTACAACCAGGAAAAAAGAAACGAACGCACGCGCGCCGGCGAGCCGTTCGTCAAAAACATTCACGCTCGCTTTATTTGAAAAGTCATGAATCGCACGGTTAAGCGCATCCTGAAATATTTCGGCGTGACGATCGGACCGACGCCCGGCCCCGGGCGACCACTGCGTCGCGGTTACAAAGGCGCCCTTCCCTCAAACCTGACCGCGGACTGGCCGACCGCGCAAACCTCAGCCAACGCGGAGCTGCGTCGCAGCTTGCGCAACTTGCGCTCGAGGTCGCGCGAACTGGCGCGCAATAAAGGTGTGATGAAAAAGTTTTTGTCGATGATCGGCGCGAATGTCATCGGCGCCGATGGAATCACTTTACGCGTGACCTTCGATCCGCACGGTAACTCGACCACTGAGCGCGATGCGCAGCTGGCCCAAGAAATCGAGGACGCGTTCAAAGAGTGGGGCCGCCCCGAGAATGCGAGTTCGTCGGGCAAGCTTTCCTTTACCGGTCAACAATGGTTTGCGATCCGCTCAATGGCGCGTGACGGCGAATTCCTGGCGCGCGAGGTCCTGAATGCCGATAACCCCTTCGGTTACGCGCTGGCCTTTCGCGACCCGGCGTGGCTGGACGAAACCTACAATCAGATCGTCGAAGGCGGCCGCCGCATTCTTATGTCGGTTGAAATCGACGAGAACGATCGGCCGATCCGCTATTGGTTGACCCGTCCGATCTCCGATTATCTTTACCCTGAATTCGATCAACGCTATTCCTACCGCACGCCGGTCGCCGCGAGCGAAATCATTCACAAATTTTTAATCACTGAGGACGAAGTCCAGACGCGCGGCGTTCCCTGGGCGCACGCCGCGATGGAAGATATCCACGTGCTGGGCGGCTTGGTCGATGCCGAGCTTTATGCTTCGCGCGCCGGCGCCTGTGTCACTGATTATTTCATGCCGCCGGCAGACGAGGACCAAGGCGACGAAACCGATTTCTTACCCGCCGACTTTGAGCCTGGGGCGGTGCGCGAGCTCGAGAGCGGAGTCGCGCAAGTTTTGCCGGCGGGCTGGGAAGTCAAAAGCAACGATCCCAAGCATCCGAATACCAACATCTCCGCTTTCATAAAAGAAGTGAAGCGCGACATTGCTTCAGGCCTCGAGGTGGCTTACGAGGGTCTGGCGAACGATCGCGAAAGCGTTAACTATTCGTCGATTCGCGCTGGCTTACTCGAGGAGCGCGACTTTTATCGAATGCTGCAGGCGTTCATGGTCCAGCATTTTTGTCATCGTGTTTTTCAAAACTGGCTCAAGTCGGCAATGGTCAAAGGGGCGGTCAATCTCAGCTTGCGTGATTATGAGCGCGTGCGCGATACCTGGCGGCCGCGTGGCTGGGACTGGGTGGATCCACTGAAAGATATTCAAGCGGCGATCCTGGCGATTGCGAACGGGCTCGAGTGCCGCACTGACTACTGCAGCGAGCGCGGCGACGACTTTACCGATAACGTCAAAAAGCTGGCCGCCGAAACTAAAGCGCTCGAGGCGGCGGGCATCCTGGTCACGCCAACCGCAATGACGCCGGCGAAGCCGGCAGTTGATAAAACGCCGGCGAGCGATCAAAAAAGTGAAGCTGACCAGGCCGCCGAAGATAACTCACCCGATGGACCACAGCGCGTGCTTTCGATCTTCGAGTCGCAGCTCTTACCGGGCACGCGAGCGCAATAAGTGGACACCCTCCGAGACAGCGACCCCGCCGCTTGTGTTAATTTTTCGCGCCGATGGCGAAAAAGAAATCCTCGAGGCCAGGTCCTAACGGAAAAAATTTATATCCCGAAATCCTCGGGCGCCGCTACGAAGTGCCTTTCGTGATCGCGCGCGATGCGCCGATCGACACCGAAAAGCGCACGGTCGAGCTTTCGATCTCTTCGGACCAACCCGTCGATCACTGGTTCGGTCGCATCATTCTCGATCACTCCGCGAGCTCAGTACGCCTCGAGCGCATTCGCGCCGGCGCACCTTTGCTTTTGAATCACGACGTGGACCAACAAATCGGGGTCCTCGAGAACATCAAGATCGAGGATGGTAAGTTGCGCGCGGTCGCCAGATTTTCGCGCAGTCAACTTGCCGGCGAAATTTTTCAGGACGTCCAGGACGGCATCCGACGCAATACGAGTGTCGGTTTTATCCTGCACGAAATGGACCTCGAGCAAAAAAGCGACAAGGGTCCGAATGTTTATCGCGCGCGTGACTGGGAACCGCTCGAGGGCTCAATCGCCAGCGTGCCGCGCGATATCAGTGTCGGCGTTGGTCGAGCCATGGGCGACGACGAGAGTGAAGCCGCCGACGACCAGGACGAAGAAGAAACACAAAGCGATACCAGTGACGAGGACGAAGAAGAAACCGCATCGAGTGATCGCGCAGCGCGCACAATCAAACCGACAAAAATTCAAGTGAGGTCAATCATGAAACCTGAGACTGTGGCCGGTAATGGCGGCGGCAATGCGCCGAACCCTTTGGACGCGATGCTCGAGCGCAGCACTCGTTACGTAACATTCGCAATCGGCTTCGGCACTACCGACGAACGGCGCACCGAACTCGAGGAGATGGCGCGCGACTTTGCACTCTCGGAAAAGAGCGAGTCGGACTTGTTCGCCGCGATCAATGAGAAGCGCGGGACCTGGGCGAAGGTGGCGATCCCGCCAGCGGCGCCGCTGGTCGATCTCACTGCCAGTGACAAGCAAAAATATTCCATCGCGCGGGCAATCATTGCGGATGCCAACGGGCGCGATCGTGATTATCACGGCGGTCTGACGAGCTGCTTTGAGTTGGAGATCTCCCAGGAAATCGAGCGTAAGTTGGACGCACCCGGGGCGAAGAAACACGGCGGCTTTTATATGCCGACCAACATCGCGCTCCGTGGTCAAATCCTGCAGCGCGCAGGCCTCGACTCGAAAACGGCGACCAAAGGTGCGGAGCTCGTTTTCACCGAGGCCGGCTCGTTTATCGAGATGCTGCGCAATAAAGCGATGGTCATGATCCTGGGCGCGACTGTGTTGCCAGGTCTCCAAGGGAATGTCGCTTTTCCGCGGCAGACGGGCGCGGGGTCCTTCTCGTGGGTGGGTGAGAATCCTGGCGCCGACGTGGGCGAGTCTAACTTGCTGCTGGATCAGGTGACGCTCTCGCCTAAGACCGGTCAATCGACCACCAGTTATTCCCGGCAGCTGCTAGCCCAAGGTGTCACCAATGTCGATTCGTTAGTCCAAAACGATCTGGTCGAAGTTAACGCGTTGGCGATTGACCTGGCGGCCTTGCATGGCTTGGGGTCAGCGAATCAACCGCGCGGCATTTACAACCTGACCGGTGTTAATGCGGTCCCGATGGGTGGCGCGCTGGCGTTTGGTCCCGTCGTCGATCTGGAAACCGCGATCGGCGTGAGCAATGCCGAAGTCGGGGTCATGGCTTACCTGATGACCCCGGAGATCCGTGGCAAGGCCAAGCAGCGACCCGTCCTGGCGAATACGATTGCGTTGCCGATCTGGATGAACGGCGAGGTTAACGGTTATCGCGCCGAAGCCACGAATCAGCTGGCGAAAAATCTGGGCGCCGGCACGAACGAGCACGGCATTATTTTTGGCGTCTGGTCGCAGCTATTGATCGGCGAGTGGGGCGCGCTCGAGATCATCACTGATCCCTATCGGCTGAAAAAGCAAGGAATGATCGAGGTCACAAGCTTCGTGATGGTCGATGTCAACGCCCGTTACGCGCAAGCCTTCTCGAAAGGGACCGGGCTGCTCAATACCTAAACGAAGCGCGACGAGCTTTGAATGATTTCACGCCGCGGCTTTTTTGCTCGGCGTTATTGGAGGCAAAGAGGAAACATGCCGGTCGGCTTTGCGCGCGCGGATAGCACGCGCCGAATTCGTTTCCTGACCAACGTCTGTTATGACGGCGAGGACTATGGCCCTGGTTATCCCAAGCAAGTCGCCGACGTTGCCCAAAATTTCGCCTTCGAGTTAGTGAACACGAAGCGCGCGGAGTTTGTTGACCAGGGATCGGCTGAAGCTGAAATCGACGAAAACATCGGGCGCGCAGGAGCGGCGCCGGCACTGGCAGGAAGCAAAAAAGCCACGAGCAAATCGAAGGCGCCACCCGCCAGAAAAACCACGCCGCCGGCGGCCAGGAAAACAAGCGCAACGAAATCGGCGCCAGCACGCAAACGATAATGTCGAGCGGTTTCGCAGCTGAGGATCTTGCTTCGTTCTTTGAAACTGACGGTCACGGGATTAAAGGCGTGATCACGGGTCCTAGCTTTTCGCGCGAGCTGAACGGCGTTTTTGATCTGACCTCGCAGGACATGCCGATTTATCCCGAGACGAATGTCGATGCTGACGACGCGATCTTTGAGTGTAAGACCACGGACCTGGCCGGCGTCGCGCGCGGAATGCGACTCGACTTTCCTGAGCTCGAGCCACACGAGGACGGCTACGGCAAAAGTTTTCAAATCTGCCGGCTGGCCCTGGCCGGGACGCAAAGCACCAAGATCCACCTGAAAGAAGTTTGATGGGTGTGGCAAGCATTTTTTGATAGCTGGAAAACGTCAGCGATCGGCATTACCGGCGCCGCCTTACTTTATTTTTTCGGCATCGGTTTTGCACTGCCGGCGACACGCGGGCAATGGATCATCGTGACCACCGCGCTGATCGTTTTATTCCTGGGCCTGGCGGCCAAAGATGCGGATCACACTTAAGCATGATGCGACGAACAATGTTTTTCCTGGTAGCAATCACGATGCTCGCGGCCTCGAGCGCGTACCTTAAAAGTTATGCCGGCACCCGCCACGATTCGCCAGCAAATTGTCGCGAAGATCATCGCGCGACTGGCGCGCATTCAAGTCGCGAACGGATTTCAGACCGATATCGGATTACAACCCGCCGAGGACTGGCCGACACGATACAGCAACGACGAGCTGCGCGAGGCGACCAGGCTCGGCGTTTTCGATCTGACAAACAAAAGTTTCCAGGACGAGCCCGAGCAAAAAAAAATCGCGAATGTCTTACCGCTTCAGGTGCGGATTTTTCACGCGCGCGAAACTACGCCGGCGCAGTTGCGAACCATGATGGCCGACGTCATGAAAGCGATTATCAGCGACGAGCTGACTGGCGAACGCGAACCGACTTTCGGCGGTCTGGCGTGGGACACGAAACCTGACGAGGACGGTTTCATAATTCCGAAAGAGACGTTTTCCATCGACGGGGCGGCGGTCGGTTTTACGGTCGAGTTTTTGGCGGCGCCGTTCGACGCTTACCAGTGAAACTCGAGGGGGTTTCTGATTATGCCTATCGAATATTTTATCGGCGCCGGCGACATAAAGATCGCAAAGCTGGACTCGAGTTTTAACCCGCTGGACTTTCGCGACGTAGGCGAGGCGCCCGTTTTCGAGTTCGATCCCACGGTCGATTACGCCGACAACTTCGCCACCAATAAAACGGGGCCCAACCTCCAGGACTTGCACTTGCCGATCAAAAATGCCGCGGTGGTCCATCTGACCCTCAAAGAGCGCACGATCAAAAATCTCGAGCTCGAAGTTTTTGGCGTGAGCTCGAGCGAGATCGCCGGCAGTTATAGCCTTAATGAAGCTTTTCCGTCGGGCATCACGGCGGGTCAGACATATTTAATTCCCGGCGGTCACATGGGGATCACGGCCTTCGTGCTGAAGGATAATGCCGGCACGCCGGTCACAGTTCCGAACACGAAATATTCGATCAATCCCGATGCGCCCTTGATCACTTTTATTGATGTGACTGGTTACACGCAGCCCTTCCACGCGTTTTCGTACAGTTACGTGAAATCAGATATCGTCGCGATCCTGCAGTCGCCCACGCCCGATCTCTGCGTTTTGTTCGATGGTAAAAACCTGGCGGTCCCTGGCGAGCGGATCTGGGCTCGACTCGATCGTGTTTCGCTGGGTCCGGCGCCTAAGGTTTCGCTGAAGAGTGGCAGTGCCGCCGGCACGGGCGCCGATGTTGCGGTCTATGAAATGACCGGAACGGCCTTGCTTGTTCCTGGTAAATCGAACTATGGCGAAATGAGAACCTATTGATCTCCCTGGCGTGCGCTTTTTGGTCCCTCAAATGAGGTGGAAAAAAGCGCACCGACGATCCAAACGACGCCTACCTCGCCGGCAGGACCAACCGCTCGCCGGCGCGCCCGCAAAATTCAATCAAGCAAAAAGAAAGGAATTCTTTGTGGCTAAAATTCAATTAGCGCGGCTCACGCAAACCGCCGGCGCGCGGCACACGGCAATCGTAAAACTCGGCGACGTGGGCGAGGAAGAAATGCCGATCGTTTATCGCGGGATGAGTTTGGCCGAGACTGCGGCCTTCACGAAAAAATATGACGGCATGGAGGCGGCCGAAGCTTTGCCGAAGGCCCTCGCCGAACAAGTCATCGAGTTGCCCAACGTATTCGATGGCGACAAAACAGTCGAACCAACTGAGGACTTTTTCCGCTCACTGGACACTTACGTTTTGCACCGCATCGCGAACGCGCTGCAGGCCGATCGCATGGGCAACCCTACCTAACGCGCTTGTATGACCTGGCCGAATGGTACAGGTCAGGCGGCAAGCGCGGCCAGGAACTCGAGGCGCAAGGATTGATCCAACTTGCCTTTGAGCTGCACAAAACGATTGACGAGTTAATGGCCGCCGATGCGACCTGGATCAATCGAATGTTATTGGATCGTTCGGCGAGGTCGCTGGCGAATGCGCCAACCGAGTTTGAATATCGCACGCGAGTTCGTGAGTTATTCGCTCAAGCGAGTTTAGAAAATGGCTACTCGAAACATTCAAGCTTTTCGACTGCGAAGCGAGCTGATCGTTGACGCCTCCAAGCATCATGCGGAATACGCGAAGGCCGAAAAGGAAGTCAACCAATACGGCTCGACCGTAAAGAAAACCGCGAAGGAAGTCGGCGAGGCTTTCAAAGGCGCCGATGCTGGTCGCAAGTGGGGCGCCGACTTTGGCTCGGGTGCGGTCGCTTCGATCACGGGTTCGATCAAATCGCTCGGCACAACTCTCGGCTCGATCATCGGCACGGCAATCGCGCCAGGAATCGGCACCGCAGTCGGCTCGACGATCGGCAGCGGGCTCGACGCCGCGCTCGAGAAGGTTTCGGGTCCGATGCTGGAATTAGTCAAAGGTGGGATCCAACTCAATAAAGAAATCGAACGCACCACGGTCGAATTTACGACCTTTGCCGGCAGCGAAAAGCAGGCCATCGCTTATCTCGAGGATCTCAAAAAATTAAGCATTGAAACGGGAACAAGTTTTTCCTGGGTCATGGAGACCTCGGAGCATATTTACGATCTGACTGGCAACCTCGAACTCACTAACAAAATCCTGAAAGCCTCAATCGACCACGCGGCCGACTTTGGCGGCAAAGCCGAAACGATCGGCGCCGTGGCCGAGCAACTTGGGCTGATCGCGGAAAAGGGATCGCTCGCCAGTCGCGAACTCAACAAACTTTATAAGCTGGGAATCGACGCGCGGAAATATCTCGCGGAAGCGACCGGGCATTCACTCAAAGAAATTGATCGACTAATGAAAGCCGATCGGCTGCGTGGTGACGTGGCCGCGAAGCTAATCGCCGAAGGCCTCGAGCGCGAAAAGGGTGGCTTTGCGGCACGCATCGCAGCGACCACCACTTACGGCAAAGAAATGACCGCGCAAAATCTTTTGCAGATTAGAAGCCAGGAGGCGACGAAAAAATTTACCGAAGGCCTGGGCGATATGTACGGCGAAATGTCGCGCATCCTGGCCTCGCCGCAAGCGAAAGATTTTGTTGCTTACCTCGACAAGTTTGCCGGCACGCTGGTCGACTGGACCAAAAAAGGAATTCAGGCCGGCGTGAGCATCGGCGGCGGGATCGCCGAAGGCTTAATCAGCGGTCAAACCTTATCCGACCTGGGCAGCTCGTTTAAGAAACTCGGGTCCTGGACCACGACCACACTCAAAGAACTTTTTGAAGCGAAGTCACCTTCTGAATTGATGGCCCGCGAGGTCGGGGTCCCGTTGGGTCAAGGCCTCGGCGTGGGCCTGGTTCGCGGCCTGGGAAATTTTATCAAGGGCGAAGGTGGCGACGCGCTGGTCGATACGCTGAGAGGTCTTTTACAAGATCCGCGCGTGCAAGCGCTGCTAAACACGCTGATCAAATCCGAAGGCGGCGCGCTCGACATTATGGCCGGCGGTCGGCATGTACCGTCAGGCGCGAAGCATCCTGGCGAGGTCGTGCCGCGTTCTCAGTGGATGATCTCGCCTGGTACTGGCGGCAAGCGCTCGTCGGCTTCGGGTCTGTTACAGGAAACACTCACCAACTGGAAAGCAGCGGAGAAGGTTTTAGGGCCGCTTAATTTTTCAAATCCTGAAGATCAAAAACTGGTCGCGCTCTGGCTTATGTCTCAGCGGCCCGGTGGTCTCGGCGCGCTGCAGTCGGGCGATATAAGTCGCATGATGCCGCTCGCGGCGAAGGACTGGACCTCAGTGCCAGGATCGACCATTGGCGGCGGTGGTCAATGGGGCCGGGCGAAATGGCTGGGCACTTATCAAGCAATGCTCGGCGGTGGTGGCCAAGCAATCAAACCGACGAGCACGGGTGCGATGCCCGTGGCGATCCGCGATATCGAAGGCGGCGCCGCACAGATGCTCCGCGGCATGGGCGGGACCGGGGCGCCGACTGGACCAGGATCAATCCTGGGCACAATCGACGCAATCACGAAAGACAAAAAAGATCTCGCGATTACTTACGGGGTCGAGGATGCGGCGATCGTCAATGTCAAGTCGTCGATGGACCAGTTAATCGAGACGACCAACGCGACCACGGGCGCGATGCTGGACGCGAGCATGTTACGAATGCGCGCGACCACACCGCTGATCGACATGGAAAAATTCCACGCCGACACCTCAATCGCACTCACGAAGGAATATCAAAAAGCGGCCTGGGACCAGTTACGAGTTGGGCGCGATATTATCGGCGAGCTGGCCGGCGCGTTCGGCCAGGTGGCCGGCATGGTCCCCAGTCAGCAAGTCGGAAAAAAGCGCGGCTTCTTTTCCAAGCTACTCGGCTTCGCGGCGCCGTTTCTTTCGTTCATTCCTGGCGTTGGTCCGATTCTTTCGACTATTGCCGGCGCCGCGAGTTCGGCGATCGGTGGCGATTATGGCGCCGCGATTACCGGGATCGCCGGCGGCTTTGCGAAAGGTGGCGCTTTTCGGCGCGCGCCCTCGAGTAACTTGATGCCACTTGGGGCCGCCCCGAACCTGGTCAACCTGGCGAGCGCGGTGGCGCCGAATTTAGCGCGGCCGCGACAATTTGGCGGCCCGGTTTATCGCGGTCAACCTTATCTGGTCGGCGAGCGCGGCCCCGAGCTTTTCATTCCTGGCGAAGGCGGTGCGATTCACCCCGGCGACCTGACTGCGGTCCTGCATGGCCTGCGCCAGGAAATCGCGCGCCTGAGCTCAATGCCGCCCGAGCATGTGGTCATGCGTGGTGCGCACGGCATTGCGCGCGCGATGGACGGCGACGCGAGCCTTGCCGAGCAATACGGTCGGCGCCTGCGCCTCGCTTAGGCTGGGGCTGCGTTGGGCTGGCCGGTCATGCGATTGCATGGCCCCGGGTCCCGACTCGCTGGGGGTCAATTTTGCGCAAACGGGGCGCAAGTCATGGGTTACGAGCAAATCAGGACGGACGGCTTTTTATTCACTCGCACCGCGACCGCTTTCCCGATTGCGCGCGCTGGTTTTGGCGATGGTTACGACCAGGCGCGCACCCTGGGCCAACCACGGCGCCGCTGGTCAGTGAAAATTGACGTGGTGCCTGACCTGGCCGGCACCCCGCAAGTCGCAGCGAAATCACGCGCCGCTTATCTCTGGGATTTTTTTGTCGCGCGCAAGGCCGCCGGCGACGAAGCATTTTGGCTTAAGGACCCCAAGGACGGCTTGCTCTATCTGGCCTCGTTCGCCGACGAGTCGCTGAGTTTTGAGATCCTGCGCAGCAAAGTCTACGCGACCGGGCTCGAGCTGCGAGAACGGCGAGTGCGCGATCAATTAACGCCCGTGATCGACGTCAATCGCATTCCGCTCGGGGCCGCGGCGATTAAAGCTCTGGGCGGCACGTCCTGGACCATGCTGACTGGTGTGTCACTCGATCCTGGCGAAACGATAATCGGCGGGATCGCCGGCATTAACGCCCAGAATTATGCTTTTCAAATGTACTTCGCCGGTCACGCTGGACCATGCGACGCTTTCCCTGACGGTACTTCGCCGCGCACAAACATTTTTCGTTATAAGAATCAAACCTCGAGTCGCATCACGGGCGATGTAGTCTGGACGATCTGGGACGGAATCCACGCTTTCGATTTTGCTTATGCCGCTTTTGTCTCAAAGTTCAGCGCGTTATCAGATTCACCTTTCGACGCAAAGTCGAATGCCGCCGGCAATAACACGACCCCGGACTCAGGTAATACGGGCACACTTTCAAAAACGGACGAATTGATTATCGGTTGCACGGGCGTCGCGGCCCCGGGCAGCGACCCGGCGCCCACGATCGCGGCCGGGAGTGAGGCCTCGAATCTCGGCCAGCGTGCCGGCACCACGGGCGCCAGTGGCAATTGTTCGATCGTCGAATCGTTTGGCGTGGTGAATTCAGCGGCGCCGGTCAATGCCGGCTTAATTCTGCCGGCGGCGGTGTCGTGGCAAGCGACCGTCGTGACATACGTGATCGAATCATGACCGATTTACTCCGCTCGACTGGTTTTTTATTTACGCGCACCGAGATCGCGAGTGCGGTCCTGGCCGCCGAATATGGCGAAGGTTATCGCGGACCCGGGGCGGTCATCGGCGCCGGTCTGCGCAGCTGGACCATCAAGATCGACACTTTGCCCGACGATGCCGCCGCCGGTCTGGTCCAGGGCCAAAGTCGCGCGACTTATCTCTGGGATTTTTTCCGCAACGCAAAGGCCGCGAACGATGCCGCGTTTTTTATTTACGATTACAAAGACGATCTTTTTTATCTGGCTTCATTCACTGACGACGAGCTCAGCTTTGAAATGTTTTGCGCCAAAGTGTTTTCGACTGGTCTGCAGTTTCGTGAGCGCAGGATCGTCGGCGTGGATTCGCCTGTTGATGGCTTGCCAATACTCGACGAACTGGGCGCCGCGATCCTGGACGAAACAAACCAGTCAATACTCGAGGAAGGAATTATCTAAATGCGAATCAGCGAATACGACACTCTCGTCGCCCCGAGCAACTCGGATTTTTTGCCGATTGTTCACGATGGAGTAACCAAAAAAATCCCGCTTGGCACTGTGCGCACCGGCACGGCGCCCGGGGTCGCCGCGGCGTTTGGCGCAATCAACGCGGCTGACTATGGCAGTGATGGCACCGCCATCGCGAACGCGTTACAAGCGGCGGGTGCGACTGGCGCGCGGCGACTTTATATTCCCTCTGGCACCTGGCAATTCAGCCAAAGTCAGATCAATGCGGCGGGAAAGCTGCTCGACTTAACCAACTTCGATTATCTGGAAGTTTTCGGCGATGGGATCGGCAAAACGATTTTGACACTGCCGGACCCGTTCACAGTTAACAGCGCGGGGACTAGTTTCTTTTTTCTTCCTGGTTATCATCAACGCATCCACGATCTCAGTTTTCGCGGCGCTAACAGTGTGATCGGCAGCACTTCAAATCTGACCGGTATAGCGGTCTGGGGCCGTCACTGTCGGGTGCATGACTGCGAGTTTTATCGTTTCAATTCCAACACTCAAGCGGGTGCGGCTTGTGTGAGTACTTACGGCAACTATGCGCCGGCAACTGTGAACACGACACTGGGCACCACGATCGCCGCGGGATCGCAAACAGTCACGCCGGCGTCAATGATCGGAATTTATAAGGGACTGGTGTTAAGCATCGGCGGCACTAGCGAAAACGTGACCGTTACCGCAGTCACCGCGACGACATTTACGGCGACTTTTGCGAATGCGCACAGCGCCAGTGATAGCGTCACGGCCCAAAGCCACTGGTTCAACTACGGCACTTTTGAACGACTTTATGTGCATGACTGTTTCACTTGCACGGCATTCGTGAATAACGGTCTGGGCAATACCTGGCGCAACAGTCGCGTGCTGCGCTGCGGCAACACAGCGGGCTATCAGCACGGCATTTATAACCAGGGCGGTCACTCACTTTTTCACGATATTTATTTTGAAGGGATCGGCGGTTATTCGATTCACCAGTACCCGAATTTTGGTGGCGTGGAAGATTCGTCGGGCAATGTCTACGATCGGATTGTGTCGATCAATCCAGGGACCATGCACGCGATTATTACGCAGGAAGGTCGCCAGGATATCGACGGCGATGTTTCCAACGGCAGTGATTCAATCTTGCCGGCAGGCCTCGGGCTCAGTCGTTATACCAGGATCACGAATTGTCTTTTCAAAAACACCTTCAACGAACCTTACTGGTCCAGCCTCGATCTACCTGGGCCAGTCTATTTTGATGGGAACGTACTGGAAGATGTCGCGCGGATCGATAGTCGCTCGGCTTATTCGCAATTCACGCCAAACAATATTTCGCGCCGCATTTTTGCTACCGGTCCGATCGCTGTTATTCCGGTCACCACAGCGAACGGCGCGAAGATGTGCAATGCGCCGGCCGATAAAACTTTTTTCACTGGTCAGGACGCTTTTGCCGAAGCCCCGAGCGGGGCGAATTCAGTTGGTGGCGATCTCGAGCTGGCCCCTGGCTGGGGCGTGAAAAAGTTCACCGTGCTGAGTAACACGGCTGGTGCGGTGACGCTGACTGTTGATGTGGTGCCGACGAATTTCAGTTTTCCAGCCGTGATGGTCTCGGGAACTGATTTCAACCTCGGCACTGATAACACCGCGGGGCAATTACATCAGACGGCACTGAATATCGCGCAGGCGCTTTATAACAAAAACGTCTATCAGTACGCGATGATTACGGTCAACGGTCCGAATGTTTTTCTACGTCGCAATCCCCAGGGCTTTGTCGCTGATCTAACAATCGTCAGCAATCAACCCACGCGAATTTCGACGACGAGCGACGCGAACGGCAAGTTATATGTGCGCGCTGATCTGGAATCGCCGCGCGCTGGTTACGGCATCATTTTGAAATCGCCCGATGGTACGAAGCGCGCGCGCCTCACGATTGATAACACGGGCGCGCTGATCACCACGATTATTTAAGCCCAATGTCGATCCCAGATTCAGAAAAATTAGGCGTGCTGCGTGGCTTGTCTTTTATTGAGGTTGCGGAAGTGGTGAAAATTTCCTGGCCGACGCCTGACGGGGATCTCTATTACACCTCGACTCGTGATCCGAATATTTTTCGCAATCTGCCCAGCGAGGTCAGCCCGCTCGAGCTGCGCCTCCCTGGTCGCACTTTCCAGGACATTCTTAACGACACCACGATCGCCGATGATCGGGTCCCGCTGCGCTTATGGGATGGCGACGGAGCGATCACGGACCTGGCGCAAAAATACGGGGCCGGTCAGCGCGTGGAAATCTTCTACTGGTTTCCTCAGGTCGAGCTTTGGTTCTCGCAATGGTTCGGCCACTTGCAACCAGTCGAGCAAGGCTCGAGCGACTGGTATGAGTGCAGCGCGGAAGTTGGCTTTATGTCGTCGATGCTACCGTTGCCGCGGCGCGCATTTTTTACGAGCTGTCAGGCGATGTTTGGTGGCTGGCTGGCGACCCAGGAAGAAATCGACGAAAACGACTGCCCCTACAATCGACATTTGACCGGTGTTACGCTCGGCAGTTTCAGCCCCGCCGACGCGCAGAATGTGGACACCTCGAGCGGCGTGATCAAAAACGCCGGCGGTACGGCCTGGAATGCCGGCGCCCGGCATTCGGTGGCGATCAACGAAGGTGACGACGCAGTGATCGAAGTTACTCGCGGCGGTGCTTACGCGATCGTCGGCTTCAGCACAAATCCGATCTTACGCAGCTATGCTGATTTCTTGATCGGGCTGCAGTGGAATCCGCAAGCAGCCGCCCCACAATACGCGCAGGATAGTTTGACCTTGCAATCGAATTATGGCGCCGCGCAAATCTGGCCGGCAGGCTTGTCGAATAGCGGCGACACTTTGCGCGTGGAGCTGCGCGCTGGTCGCTTTCGCGTCTATGGTCCCCAAGGCGAAATCGCGCCCGGAAATTTTCAACCGCCGGCGCCGAATTTTCCGCTCTATATGGGTGTGGCAATTCAAACAGTGGGCGCCGGCGTGACTTTGGTAAAAGCGCAGATCGGGAATATCGGCGCCGCCGGCAGCACGGGCAACCTTGATCCGGCGACCTCGGCACCTTTCAGCGACTGCCCACGGAACCGCGCGGCGTGCACCGCACGGCTCGGTGACGATCTGAGTTATCTCGGCTTTGATACCGTGATTCAGAGTTACATCGTGAACCAAACCAAGGGACCAAACTTGACGGTCACCACGCGTGGCAACGAATCAAACCTCAAGCGACCGCTGCGCGTGATCGCCGGCGAGCGCGACGTCCAGGACCTCGACTTACTCGCGTATAGCGTCGAACCAGACACCAAGCACCCCGAAGGTGGTGCGGTCACCGTTCTCTATGCCGAATGCGAGGGACCTATTCAGGAAGCCACCAAACAATCAGTCAATGGAGTCCAGATCGGCGCCATGCACTTGAATCAACGCAACGGAGATCCGCGGCAATCGCGAACTGGCTTTTCGCCAAGCGTGGCGAATTACTCGAGCACCGCGCTTTTTTTTGGACGCGCTCAAGGCGACTTCACCAAGATCACGCCCGATCAACTCCGCGGCTCGGCTCACATTAAAGGCTTGCGAAACGTGCGGCGTTATTCCAGCGAGACCAGTTTCGCCGAGGAGTATTCGACTAATCGCGCGTGGTGGCTTTTGCATTGTCTGCGCAACAAGCGCTGGGGTTATGGGCTCGACTCGAGTCGCTTTGTGATTCGCGATTTTATGGACCTGGCGAACTGGACCCAGGAGATCGTTTCTTTCACTGATGTTGACGGCACGCATTACACCGATCAGCGAACTACTTTTAACGCCGAGCTAATCGATCGTTCGGTACAGCAACAAATCAATGATATTTGTCTCGCCGGTCGTTTCGGTTTGCCTTATGTCTCGGGCGGCAAGCTGCGCATTAAACCGCTGGCCGCGGCGCCCGAATTTCTCAAGCCCGATCAATTCACGCAAAAAAGTTTCCTGGGGGCTTTGAAGCGCGCGCCCACGGCGGGCGAGTTAAGCACCTGGACCAACGCACTCAATACTCCGATCAACGCTGGCGACGATGCCGCGCTGCGCACCGAAGCCGCGGCGCGGGTCAAGAGTCTGTTTGAATCAAGCGAATACACTTCCCTGGCCACGAGCGATTCAGTTTTTTTAGATGACATTTACGCCGGTTATCTGGTCCGCTTACCCGATCTCGACGGGAAGAATTTTTGGCAGCATCAACTAAATACCGGCATGACGAGACCCACGCTCGAGGATGCTTTCGGGTCCTCGCTGGAATTCCAGCGGCGCGTCGATGGAATGCTCGGGCTCGGAATTCCGGTTTTCACCGATAGAGGTTCAGTGCGAAATATTTGTTTTGAGTCAGATCGATCAACGCTGGTGCGCCAGGTGGTCACCGATGCCGACTTGCCGAATCGCGTGATTGTCACTTTCGACGATAGCGCGCACGCCAACGCCGAGCGGCCCTTGAGCTTTGAAGATAAATTACAGCAGCTCGCAGCTGGTCGCGCGTTTGGTGACACAAGCCGGCGCGTGGTTGAGAAACAATATGCCGCGCTCGGGGTAACTAACCTCGGCGAGGCGGTGCGACTTGGCAACCTATTGCTGGACCTGGGCCCGTTCGATGATGGCGGGGTCAAAAACAATTTACGCTTTCAATTCGTGACCTGGTTTAGTGAAACGATTGATCTGGTCAAGTACAGCTTAATCAAAATCGAAAACGACAAGCTCGATCGGCTGAATGATATTCGCCAGTCCCAAGGCCTCGAGCGGTTCGACTATTTTCGGATTCGCTCAATTCGCCGGCAGCCTGATCTAAAAGTCGAAATCTCGGCCCAGGCTTACCCGCGCGCGTACTATGATCTGCTCGAATCCTGGAGCCAACCGCCGCCGCTAATCGGCACCCCGGGGATCGAGAATCCTGGCGGTAATTCACTGACCCGCCCCGTGGCTATTCCGATCCAAACGGCGACCGCCGAAAGTGATCGAATCATTTTCAAACTCGCCGACGCATTTTGAGGCTTTGTTTATGCCGAGCAACTATGCAGCTTTTGATGTGCTCTTCGAGAATGAGGACGGCACGCGCACGCCGGCGGCCTCCGAAACTGTGCACGTTTACAACGTGACCGCGGCCACGGCCCTAGCTGATTTAACCGCCGATGCTAACGGTCATATTCCCGCCGGCACCATTAGCGGCGCCGCCGGCAGCGTGCTGCGCTTCTGGTCGAATCATGGTGACGGTCGCGTTGGATACGCCGAGACGATCACGACCTAAAGTAAGTGGACCTAGTGATCAAAAGTTCGGGTGGTCGCAATTTAGTCCTGCGTCCTGGCGGGCGGGCGGCGTATTACATTGGCAGTTCATTACAGCCAGCCATTGTCGAAGTGTACTGGCGTTACTCGAACGAAGCACCGCAAGCGGCGCGACTGATCGGCCGTTATATTCCAGGCCAGCAAGCGACCCTGGCTTTTAATCCGCACGTCGACTCGAATGTCATTCTCTCGACCATTGCGACCTCAGCGGCTGGCGTGCGTTCAGTGCGCGATCTGCGCGACGCGAGCGAGTTTGAAGTCTTATTTCAGCGCGAGACTAGCGCACCCACGGTGACGCAAATAGGTGCGTCGACGAATACTGTCATTCAGCTGGAAATTGGCAACTATTCAGCATTCGCGATTCGCCGGCGCGTGCACACGGCTGATGATTCAGCCATGACGGTAAATTTTGCCGAATCAATAATCGACGCCGCGGCCGCTGGTCAGATTCTTTCGCGCGTGGTTAATCTCACGCGACCCTCAGCCGGCAGTAGTACCCGCGACATCTGGGTCAGAATTTCGCACTCCAGCGGTGGCGACTATGGCGCCGAATCGAGCGCGCAGAAATTCACCTGGGCCAATGCTGGTAATACTGGCGGCAGTAGTGGCGCCGGCAGTGCATACGGCAGTGATTTCGTGGCTTGTTTCAGTGGCAACGTGCGCATTAAAGTTGCCGGCGGTGAATTCGTTTCCTTTGAGCAGTTAAGACAACACTTTGGCGCGCGTGCCTTCGATTACGGTTCGCAACCTTTTGAAATTGAAAACGAAGCTGGCCGGCAAGTCGTGAGTTTAATCGTGCATCCTGGTCGCGCACGGGTCTTGATCGACATGGGCCACGGCGAGTTAGTCACGCCCGAGCACATGCTCAAAGCTGGCGACCACTGGGCGCCGGCGCTCGAGTGTTTTCCTGACCACGAGCGCGTCGAATATTCCGGCGACCTTTTCAACTTGCATGTATTCACGACCGAGCCGACCGCGCGTCATTACTTACTCGAGAATGGAGTCATTGCTCACAACATAAAAAGTGGAGGTTGATCTAAATGTTTGGATCTTTCACCTGGCAGTGTGCGTGGTGCGCGTGTTGGAATCGCCAGGACGAATCACTTTGCCGGCAATGCAAAGCGATTCGCGGCACGCACCCGCTGGGGCGATCACTAATGGAGTTTAATCCGATGCCGCCGGCGCAAACATTTGACGATCTCCCAAAGATCGTCGCGGGTCGATGGTGGTAGCTCACGAAATAATTTTATGAGGGCGCGTTCCTTAACGCTCGGGGTCTCAATCGACTCGCCCCGCGCGATTGCGGAAATTTCCTCATCGAGTACATCGAGACCGGCGGCCAGGGCCGTCAGGATTTTGTTGCTTGGGTGACGCGCTTCGCCGCTTTCAATTTTCGCCAGATAAGTAACGCTAATCCGCTCGCCTTTTTGTTGGGCTTGGCGCGAAACATCGAGGCGTGAAAGACCTTTGTTGTGACGCACCCGGCGAGAAAACTCGCCCAAACTCTCGCGATGGCGGCCCATGAATTGAGAACCCCTGATAAGCAATGGAAAATTCTAATGCTAAGTCGTGATAATCGGGGAGCAAAAAATGGACTCTTTGAGGGTCTATTTGTGTTGAAAATGCAATCTGAGAAGGTTGACGAATCGCTGAGAAGGCGCGTATAAACGCTAAACCTGTGCACGAATAATCAGGGAAGTCGAAACTTTCGTCGCCCAGTTTTTCCCTTCCTAAATGTTTTTTTCCTGGTCGCTTTTTTCCCTCGTAAGCGTTCCCGCAAAAAAATTACAATTCCTTTTTTCGCGCACCGGCTTTTGAAAGTCTCTGGCGACGCTTTTTTCGTTTGGGACAATGACTGACAAAACCAAAAGAGCAGGAGAACTGACGGTCGTGACTGCAGAACATGAACTCACTACGCGTGTGATGCCGGCGGCGAAGCCGAAGCGTTATTACACCGACGACGAATTGTGCGAAATGTTTGGCGTCTCGAAAAGTACCACCCGACGCTGGCGCGATGATGGTCTCATCAAATTTATTCGCACCCCAGGAAGCACGATTATCCGCTACACGGCGCAAGCGCTCGCCGACTTTGAAAGTCTGAACGAGCACAAAAAAGGGGAACGCAAAAAACGCCGGCGAGCTTAGAAGTCGCCGGCGCGTTTCGGTTTTTTTCCGGGGCAGGAATCTTAAGCCGCTTTGCTTTTTCGGTTTTTGGCCTTCTCGCTGAAGGAAACGATCTTGGCTTCGCGATGGTTCGCGAGAATGCTCGCCGCCAGTTCGCGGTGACGATCGTCAGGATTGTTATAGCGCCAAGTCGTGGTCGGCTGAGTATGACCGAGCAACTTCCCGGCAATCGGCAAAGGTAAACCGCCCTCGAGCAATCGGGTCATGGCAGTGTGTCGGGCGTCATGCTGGCGAAAATTTCTCAGATCTACATTCTCACCCAGGGCCGAGGCGACCCGCTTCGCGGTCCTAAACGAGCGCTTCGGGGCGCCGGCGAATCGCTTCTTGTCTTTGCCCCAAGTGAAAACATAATCGTCAGGATTTTTGTCGGTGCAGGCCTCGACCATCGCGTCGCGCTGGCGGGGCGTCATGGACCAGTCACGCTCGAGGCGTCGCTTGCCTTTGTAGGAATAAATCCGAAACGAGTTGGTTTCGAAGTCGACGTCGGCGACTTTCATGCGGCGCAGCTCGACCGAGCGGCAACCCGAATCGAACATCACGATCAAATAATTTCGCAAGTGCGGCGCGCAATGCTCGATCAAAGCGCTCTCTTCGACCTGCGTCGCGATCATTTCGCGCTTTGCTTCTTCGGCGGGGTTAATCAAGCCTTTGTGCCAGGGGTTACGCGTGATCCAGTGATGCTCGACCGCGATGCCCAGCAAGCGACGCATCCGCGAAAGTTCTTTGTGCACGCTGGAAATCGAGCGCGGCGTTTCGCGCGTGGTCCAAACGATGCGATCACGCCGATCGCGAACCAAGCGGCCGTCCCGGTCGCGCTTTTTCAATTTCAGGACGACCGGCTGCGCGAGCCGGCGCGACTTGAACACGGCCAGGTCATCGCGGGTAAGCGAGCTGACCAGTTTATCGGCGCCGAAATAATTGACGAGCGCGTCCACTTCGTAATGAGCGGCCTTCGACATGACGCCGCCGCGCTTAATGCCGTTGGGGTCGAACCAGGCCTCTTGCAAGTGGTTTTCTTTGTGATAGTCGCCGAGTTGTTTGATGGTCAAGTGCTTCGCGTTAACCTCGAGGCGTTGCGCTGGCGTGGCGGCCGCCGCCTCTTCAGCTTCGCGCAGGACCTCGGCGGCCATATCGTCGATGTGCTGATAGAACTCGCTTTTGTTTTTCGTCTGCAGTCGGCGCAATCGCCGCCCGCGTTTTCCGGTGGTGGGGTCGATCCAGGTATAAACCGCGTATTGATAACCCGTCTGCTTATTCGTGCAGATCGATCCCAGTTTTCGCTTTGCCATGTTGTCGTTTCTCCATTTCTTGGGGCTGGTCAGAATTTTTTCAGACGCGGTCGCACGATTTCGAGCACTGCGTCGTCGATGTTTTGGGTCCTGGCGATCTGCCAGAGCGTTTGTTGGCGATTAGAAAAGCGCGTGTGCGAAATCACGTCGGCATACCATAAAGCGACGTTGCGCTGGATTAAATTCGCGATTCGTTTAGCGGTCATAATTCTAAAGATCCTCCGGTTTGGTGATACATTGGTGATACATTCAAGGCCCAAACTATGCAAAAGCGTGAGAAGGCGTGTCAAGGCGTGGGAAGCGATAACGCCTAAAAACGCTCAGGAAAACGTCGATTTTAATGAGCTGTGCGAAGCGCTGAGAAAAGTTGATTTTATTGCGGCGCCTCGCTTCACACGCGAGGGGTCCGCGGTTCGAATCCGCGAGCGGGCACCAATTTTCCTTAGCAAAAACGCACACTCCCTAGCCCGCGGCGTTTTGGTGATACATTTTGGTGATACATTCGCGAGGCCCAGCGGCCGACCGTCGCTAGGGCCTTTTTTCCTGGTCAAAAAAATATTTCGCGCCGGCGAAAAAAAACGAGGTGCGCGACCATGAGAACGCACCGCGGCAGTGATGTGATCGGCATGACGAACCAACTGACCGGCGCCGGCTTGCGCCTCATTAACGCAATCGCGGCGCACGATCCCGAACTCCAGGACGAGCCCGACACAAACCCAAAGCGGCGCCAGGAAAAACTCGAGCGAGTTGACCGGCGCGAAATCAAAGGCGCGTTTAGTAAAGCTTGTAGCGACGGAATTCACGGTCGATGTTTTGCGCTGCGCTGCAAGTGTCGATGTCATGGGATTACGAGATAAAAAGAAAAAGTCGCCCAAGATCGATCCACCAGTATTGAGATCGAAAGCTTGTCGCGACGATCGTCACCACCGCTGCTTTTCACTGAAATGTAAATGTCAGTGTCACAAGCGCGCAATCAAATGAAAGGCAAATCGAAATGCGAAGCAAAGAAGAAACCATCGAACACTTTCGCTATATCCCGCCGAACGACGAAACGCGACCGCGGCATGAACGCGTCACCGATATTTTCGTGAACGCGGTCGAGATTTTATGGGACGTGACCCCCGATGGTCCTGGCAAAACTTACGCTTTCCGAAAACTTGGCGAAGCGAAGATGGCTTTTAATTCCGCAATCGCCCACGAGGGCGGTTAGCTGGCTTTATGTAACTTCAGTTTCACTAAAGGAGAAAAAATGAAACGACAAATCAGAGAAGGTCTGATCGTTTTGGTAGTCACCTTAGCACTGGCAGCGGCGGCAGTCGTGGCGTTCGCTGATTCACCGCATTACGTCAAAGGACCATCGCTCGTCGATAACGGTCTGACCGCGACCGCGAGCGGCAAAATTGCCGGCTTGGGAAATGGTAACGTGATCGTGACGCTTACTTTTCCGAATGCGACGGCCTCAACTCTATGCACGAACCAGGGCGGCAACTCGGCGCCCGGTCAAAATCCTGCGGCGCCCGTTGATGTGTCCGGGAGCAAGTTAATCTCTCGGGTCAAAAACGGGACCATCACTTTTAGCGTAACAACGGACGTGCCGCCGGCGCCCTCGTGGGACGTCGCCGGCTGCGCGAATAGCAACTGGTCGGCGAGCATTGCCGATATTCATTTCGGCATTGGCACGCTGATCGTTCAACAAGAAACATTTCAGGGCAGCGGCGTCTTTGTGACCGTCCTGACCACTCAAGTGACTCTCTAACGTTTTTCCTGGCGCCGAGACTCACGCACTCGCCTGAGTCTCGGAGTCAGCTTTCGACGAAGGAAGGCTTAACAATGGATCAAAACCTATCGGCGCCACTTTCGGACGCGGCCGAGATCGTCACAATGCCGAAAGAGGACGCACTCGAGAAATTCAACGAGTACAAAAGCGCGCTGCGCATTAGTCGCTCGCAACACGATCGCATGATGAAGGCGGTCTATAACGCGCTGGCCGAGGGCCTGGGCGTGATCAATCCACGTGCGGCGATTCTCAAAGCTGGCTTTGTCGACGAAATCAACTTGCACCCGAAGCTGGCGATCTGCCGCGCGGATCAAGCGACGGTTTATTTTCGGCGAATGCACTACGACGACACCGCTTTCTTTTCTTCGTACCCGTCGCGCTTTATCAGTGAGCGCAACCTAAACGCGCAGCAAGCTCGACACCAATTTTTCTTTGCGCCTGGTCAGTTGCGGCGCTTTGATCCCTGGGCCTGGGAGATGGAAAAGGCGCACCCGCTTTATCGCGAAACGGTTAAGGCAACGGTCCCGACAATCCCGCCGGCGCACCGACCCGCCCCGCACACGCTGGGTGACTATTCGATCCTCTGGGAAGTCGAGGCCTGGGAAGCTTTGCCACGCGCGCAACGTGCGCCCGGGGACCCGATGCTTTTGCGACCGCTGGCGCATTCGGGACTTTACGCAGTCATGGCGCACTGGGATCTGACCGAAGTCGAAAAGATGGTCCTCGGGGCCTTGTTTGGAAATTAACCAGTGAGCAAAGAAACGACCATCGACCTCGAGACGAAGGAAGGCGCGAGCGATTCACTCAATCGCGACATGTGGCGCGCAGTAGTGCGACCGCTGGCGCTCGAAATGTATTACTCGGGCTTTACTTCGGTCGAGATCATCGTCCTGGACATTGGCAAGGTTAAGTGTGTTTTCGGTCGTGAAAAACCCGGCTTGCGACTGGTCAGTGAGAAAGGGAAATCATGATCGCAACTGCACGCGCGCTCGAGCTGAAAAAATGCCCCCGCTGTCAGGAAGAAAAACCACTCGAGGACTTTGGTGTTTGTCGCGCGCGAGCCGATGGCCGGAATCTTTATTGCAAAGTTTGCATTCGTGAAAAGATCAACGCGTTTCGCCGCAACTTACGCGCCTATCAAAAGCGGCAACCAGTCGGCCAGGTCCAGGCCCTCGAGCGAAAGCGCAGCTTCGCGATGCTTTCAAAAGCGAGGCCGGCTTCCTGGTCCACCCGTCGCTTTACACAGCGAGTTCGCCAGCTCGAGCCCGACGATCGAGTCCTGGCCGCGATTCGCGCCGGCGCCCACACGCAACGCGAAATCCGACGACTGACAAAACTTTCGAGCGATGAGGTGTGCGATGCGCTAGCGCAGCTGCTTTTGTGGTCGCGCAAAATTCGCACCACGATTTTCGCCGGTCAGCGACATTATTTTTTTAACGAATGGACACGCCGCTCTTAGATTACGCTGAGCGTCAGATTCAGAAGGACCGCGACGCAGTAAACTCGAAACGGTTTACAAATGCCCGTGTCCATAATGGTGGCCTCGAGTCCTGCGCGAAGTGTGGCGCCCCGACGCTCGAATATAAACACACTCTAAGTAAGGTCCTGGCCGGCGACTTGATTCGACTTTATGAGTACCAACGATCGCGGGAGTTCTTAGCGGTCATGCTCGCGGATCTGCGGCTCAATTATTCGCAAGCAAGTAACTTTCAAAAATTGCGTTACTGGGGATTAGTCGAACATCGGACAAAAGAGGACAAGCGGACCGGGCACTGGTCGATCACGGAAAAAGGCGAGGACTGGCTGCGCTCACTGATTAGATTGCCACGTTGTGTCTGGACCTATCGTGGCGAGGTGATCGAATTCGAGGGCGACAAGATTTTGATCACTGACACGATGCCCGATTATAAGTGGCGCATCGACTGGGCCCAGGACTCGCGGCCACATTTTAGAAACGAGGCGGCATGAGTAGCGAAGCAATCCCGATGTGCGAAATGTTTGCAAAGGTCTGTGACTTGGCGACCGCGCTCGGAGTCAGTCAGATAAATAAATTACCGGGCGCGTGGGTCCAGACAATCGACGAACACTGGATCGTCGCCCTCAATGGTCACAACGAAGATCTCGAAGTTACGCCAGCGGGGACCATGGGCGTTTCGGAGTTGCCTTTCGGCCACATGGCGGTCTGGTTCAATGGCTGGCTGGCCGGCTTATTCACGATCAACGGGGGCGAATTCGCCGCCGGCAGCGCGGCCAACGAGGACACTTTTATCGCCGCACTCGAGGCGGCGATTTTACGCGCTGCGCGTGAGGTCAATCATGAGTGAATTTTTAGGAATGCTTTTCAGCTTGGCGTTACTGGTCGGCGCCTTCGCGATCGGCCTGATCCTGGGTGTCAGTATCACGCGCTCGACTGCCGCGGTGCGTTGGTTCGAGGCGCACGCTGAAGCCGAACGCGTGCGGCGCGAATCGGTTAACGAAGTGCGCGCGGCTTGGCGCGAGAAGGCCGCCCGTGAGCGCGCCCTCTTCGCGGAGCATTATCCGAAAAGCGCCGCGCGACTCGACCACGATGCCGACAATTACGAATCGCTGAGCGAGGTGTTAAAAAAGTTATGAGGCCTTGGGAAGATCTCCACTATCATCGGCGCGCGCAGCACCTCGAGCACGATGCGCAGCGCAGCGCAGCGGTAAACATCGGACTAGTTGGGCTGTTACTAATCGCTGGCTCGTTGCTGGCCGCGGTGGTTTTGCTTTGGTGGCAATTATGAGCGACACAAACGAAGAAACTTTGAGCGAGTTCGTCGCCAAAAGTTTGACGCCTGAATCGCAGGACGACACCACGATCGCGATCTCGAAATCATTCAAGGCCGGCTTTAATACTGGGATCACTTTTGCGAAGGCAAACACGTCTTGCTTTCCATGTGTCCAGGAAATAAACAAAGCAGTCGAA